TAGTTACTGTCCACGCTGTGACGCTTATAGCGCCAAGGTCCAAGGGTGTGCATAGGTCAGTCTCCTTTCATGCCCACGCTGGGCGCTTGTGCGGCGGCAGGGTCCCCGCCAGATAGGCGTCAACATCGGCGCGCACCTCGGCTAGGGTTCCCCAGCGGGTACGGGGTCCGCCAGTTTGCACGTTCCCGGTGGGAAAGGTGACGTACCAGTCACGGCCAGCACGGTGCAGATAGAAACCACGGTAAGTCATCATGGTGTCAGTCCTCTTGTGTGGCAAGTTCGATGGCGGCACGGACAATCGACTGTGTTTTGTGCGCTGTGTCTTGTGTTTCATCAGGCAGTCGAATGAAGCCAAACCCAATGCCGTTGGTGATGAATTGGTTGGCAAGGTTCAACGCTTCAAGCAGTTCCGCGTTCACGGTGCTAAGCCGACGAAGTTCCGTAGCAGCTTCGTCGTTAATATCGTTCCCGTAGCGGCTCTGAATAAGTTCAGCCAACCGTAAGGCTTTGGATTGTTGCGGTGGCCTTACGTGCCAAATTCTGTTGCCAGTTTTGGTGTTTTCCACCACTGCCGCGCCATATTCGTCTACAAAGTCTTTTGCCGTTAGTGTTGCATTCGCATAGTCACCAGTGCTGCACACATACTGCGGCATGACGCGGCCAGTCTCTGCCTCGCTGCGCGATCTATACGCGCGAATTTTGTAAGTGTGCATAGGTCAGTCCTTTACTTCGTCAACACAATCGAGACAACCGCAGGCGTCTTTCTGTTCTGGCGTGAGGGAGTCCCATGCGATTTTGCGGGCCTCCCTCTCCGTGGCGGCTTCGATCCAAAGCTCCACGGAAATATGCTGATCGTCGTCAACGAAAAGAAACTTAGCCATAGGTCAGTCCTCCAAAAGGGACCAAGCATCCGCCAGGGCGGCCTGATGGTCTAGGCAAAGATCATCCTCAATCTGCTCCAGCGCCCAGCGTAGAGCATCCTCCAGGCTTTCGACGTGGGCACGGGTCAGAACCCGAGGGCTGCGGCGCTCCCATGCTTCGTCGGCCAGTTCTTCGCGGGTGAGAGGCTTGTCGGGATCGAGGCAGGGGTTCATTATGGGGCTCATGGTCTTAAATCCATCCCGATTCTCTTGCGCGGCCAGAGGGGTGCAACTCGGACTGCAGTAGTGTGAGCAAGCCCGCAGCATCGTGATCCTGCGCTAGTTTGGATACCCGCTGAGACACCTTGACGTTAAAACGTGAATCAATTTCCGCGTTTCTGAAAACGAAGCGGGTTTCGGCTGGGTTGTGCGGAGTTGTGCCACTTTGCAACTCCCGCAATCCATGCGTGTCAGCGCAGATGTCAAAAAAGGGACTAAAAACGATTCGCATCATTTTGTCGGTTCTCCTGTCAGTTCTGAGGGGTAGCGCGGGCGATGGCGGCCCGGGCGTCTGTAAGCCATGCCGAGAGAATCGGGTTTCCTTCCGCGTTAGCCAGTTCCACGCGGCCAACTGCGAATTGCAGCGCGGCCAGCATGTCAGGCGCGGCGGCCATAAGTCGCGCATCTTCAAGATGGCAAACTTCAGGCGCTATGTTTGACCCGTCGATGGTGCGAATAGCGGCCGGTGAATCGGAAAGAACAATCCAAGGTCCAGGGGTGTGCATAGGTCAGTCCTTTGAATCTGCAGGGCAACATGCCCCCATAGCCCATCTAATGGGCTATAGGTGCCGGTCAGATAATTGCGCCGCATTCACGCATGCCGGCGTCGTAAAACCTGTCAGTATGGTCCCAGTTGGCCCAGTGTGGGCGTCGGTCAACCGTCACGCCCAGGCAGCGGTCGATCCAATATTCCCATCCCGTTTCCTCGGTCAGATGCTTATCGCAAAGCCGGGTCAGCGCGACGGGGTTGACATTGGCGGAAATGAATCTACGCTCACCATCGGGCGTTACAAGATAGTAGCCGGGTTTCATTTTTTCAATCTCCTGTGTAGGTATGTCACCGTGACATGCCCCCATAGCCCCCCGCGTCAGGGGCTATAGGTGCCTGTCAGACAATCCGGCCTTCTTCGTCGAACTCGTACCCGTTGACATCCAGCAATTCGTCCACCACTTCATCACTGGCTCGATACTCCCATTCCGCTCCCAGGGCACGGTAAATCCACCGGGCGAAGTCCCTGAGACAGTCCGAAAGTTCTTCGGCATCATCGTCAGACACTGGCGCATCATCCGTGCGGGAGACGTCAAAGCGCATGGTCAATCCTTCCAGCGCGCAGGGCGCGCAACAGTCTTAAATGACCCCTAGCAACGCCAGAATCAGCGCGACCAGGGAAACGAGGAGGATGGCTTTGTCTTCAGTGGTCACTTAGCGATACCAGTAAGTGACCCCGTGGAAGTCTGCCCCGGAATAGTCCACGCGGATATCCCGTGCTGTGCGCTCCCAGTCGATGTGGATGTAGTGCGGGAGGTTCTTCGGGATGTCCCCGCAGTCCTCCAGCAGTTCTTGCACGTAGTCCACGAAGTAAGAATCGCGTATCAGCGTTAAGGGGTACCAGTCGCCGCGCCACTGTTCATCCCCGCCGGAGCCTGCGAGTTCGTCCAGCAAATCCCGAAGGGCGGTCAGTTCTTCGGTGAGTGCATCTGCCGTCGGTTGGTGGCCGGTGTGCTCGGTCTCCGTCATGTCTTCAATGTCAGATTCCAGTTCTTCAACGCGGGCGATGATGTCGCGCACGTCCAGAACGTCAGCGTACTGGTCGATTGTGGTTTGCATGGTCTGGTTCTCCTGATGTTGCGATGTCCAGGTCTGGCGCATCCCATAGGGGCCGGCGAGCCCCTAGGCGGATGGGTCAGGTCGCCACCTTGAAGCGGAGACAATCCGTATAGCTTCCCGTAAAGACAATCCGGTATCCCCTGCGGATATCGGACCCCTTGCATACGATCACATTACCGTGTGCGTCGCGCTGTGCTGTATACATGGGCTTTTCTCCTGGTATGGGCATGTTGCACAGTGCTGCGATGCGGGCCGGGTTGAAGGTCCAATCTGTCATGTTGTCTATCTCCTGAGTGCATGCCGATCGGATGCGTCAATCGAATTGCACAGCTCTTACCGTGGCTATCGGGCGCCAACCCTGCGGCGAGCGCCGCACTATGGTGGCATACCAGCCCGTCTCGGACGCTGCTTTGGCAGCGAAGCGTGCTGCCCGCAATGAGCGGTAGAGCTCCCCCTTGTGGGGGCGCCTCAGTGCGCCGTAGACGCTGAAGCAGTTGGTGAAGTCCTGCATATTCAGGACGCAAACGACACGAAAAGCACGCATGGTCTTGATCTCCTGTAGTGCGCTACACCGTGCAGCGCATGGCGAGATTGTCGGCCCTTGCATGGCCCTTGTCACTAGGGACTTTCCCTCATGTATAAACGTACAGTGCGAGCCCTGGGAAGTGGCCGGAGCCCGCCCGCAACGAGCGTAGCGAGTAGCAGTCCTATTGCTTTCCTTCCCTGTTCCCCTATACTGTATAGAACCCCAGTAGGACAAACACCTATGAAACTGTCTCGAAAGACCATAGAACAAGGTCTCAACGATCTACCCATGAGTGCAATCCTCGGTAAGCAAGTCTCCGACTCATTGACACCCAAGCAAAGGGACTTTGCCCGCAAGGTGGCACAAGGTAAGAGCAAGGCCCAAGCCTACCGGGAAGCATTCAATCCAAACCCCGCACCATCAACCATAGTGACAACACCCTATAAGGTGGCGGCTGATCCTAGAGTGCAGCGCGAGATCGAAGCCTATGCACTGGCAATTGAGGCAGCGAAGCATAGAACCCCTGCCGCCCTGCGCGAACTAGTCATCCAGGGCTTAGTCCAAGTAGCCCTCGACGCAGATACCAAAGACTCAGTTAAGGTCCAAGCCCTCAAAACTTTGGGCACGGTAACTGAGGTCGCGGCCTTTACCGAGCGTAAGGAAGTTAAGACTATCTCCAGCAGCGACGATGCCCGCGCCCGTGTGATGGCAGAACTACGGGGCATTCTCACCGCACAAGCCAGCGACGCAACCATCATCGAGGCTGACGCCGACAGCCTGCTCCGCGAGCTCAGCGTTAATTTTAACGGCAGCACCGACGCAACGACGGAGCCCAGCGCCGAGACCCCACCGCACCCGGACCCCCCGATGACGCAGCAGGAGTCCCGCGCCCTTAAACATACTATTCCACTCGAACGACTCCCGTCATAGACCGATCCCATGTCACTCGCCGTTAAATTTAACGCTCCCCTGCCATTAAATTTAACGGTAGCCAGACCCCACCCCCTCGATCTGGAGACACCCCCCGGTCAGTCTTTGTACAAAAAGTGGTGGGGGGTAGCAAAAATTTTGGGAGCAAATTTGGGTGCCGTTAAAATTAACGGATGACATAAAGTACTTTAAGAACCGTGGCTAAGTCTATGATTTGTAAGGACTTTTTGGAAAACGTGGGATGTGGCGAGGCTAAAAATTTGGCAACCGTTAAAATTAACGGAAGTAAAGTAATGCTTTAAGAGTGTGCGCTAAGTTGTTGATTTGTAAGGGTTTTCATGAACAAGTGGCTTGACAGAAGGATTTCTGCGCCGGGTCCATATCTCACTTTGTGTTTGAGTGAGAAAGAGTACGAAGGTGCAATGAAGACGCTGAAGGTCAAGCACTATGGTCCTTGGATCTCTACTCTTCAGGCGTCTGCGACGACGCACAACTTGAGTAATGAAGATGGGAACCTGTGCGCGGTGGTGTGCTTGAGTGACTATGCTGGGCGCAAACCAGTTGAAGTTGCCGGTCTGTTGGTGCATGAGGCGGTGCATGTGTGGCAGGAGTACTGTGACTTCTACGGAGAAAAGTTTCCTGGGCGTGAGCAGGAGGCGTATGCAGTGCAGTCGCTCGCACAAGAACTGATGGCAGAGTTTGCGCGGCGAAATGGATAAGAAGTGGCGCACGAAGAAGGTATTGCAGAGCCCTCTGAGGAAGGTGTATGGGTCCAAGGAGGAGGTATTGGAGATGGGGATGACTGAGGCTCAGAAGGAAGTGTTTTTGGCGATTGATGTGTGGTGGTGCCGGTTTGGGTACGGCCCGAGCCTGAGGAACATATGTGAGTTGAGGGGTAAGCCTGGGCTTGGCTCAACCAAAAAAATTGTGGACCGGCTTGTAAAGCTAGGTGCCCTCAAGCGGGTTGAGGGGATGGGTAGGTCTGTTCGGCCGACTTACATCAGCTTTAGGAATATGGAATGAAGTTAGATGATCTAGTAGCGAGCCTGTCTCCTGCGGATCAGGAGAAGCTGCTCCAGCAGGTACAAGATTACAAAGACGCTTTGGAAAGGGAGAAGTGTCAGAAGAGCTTCATGGCGTACGTAAAGAAGATGTGGCCGGGGTTCATTCATGGGCGACATCATGCGGTGATGGCTAAGAAGTTTGAGGAGATCGCGGAAGGGAAGTTAAAGAGGTTGATCATCAATCTCGGGCCTCGGCACACAAAGAGCCAGTTTGCTTCGTACTTGCTGCCTAGTTGGTTTCTTGGGAAGTTTCCCGACAAAAAAATCATTCAAGCATCCAACACTGCGGATCTGGCGGTGAACTTTGGGCGGCAAGTTCGTAACTTGGTTGGGTCTGAGGAGTACGCAAGAATTTTTCCTAGTGTTGCTTTGAGACAAGACTCCAAGTCTGCGGGTCGGTGGGCTACTAATAAGAACGGCGAATACTTCGCTATCGGCGTTGGTGGAACGATGACGGGTAAGGGTGCTGATCTTCTCATCATCGACGATCCGCACTCGGAACAAGAGGCTGCTTTAGCCGCTGGTAGGCCGGAAGTCTATGACTCCGTGTTTGAATGGTACTCATCTGGCCCGCGTCAGCGTCTCCAGCCGGGTGGGGCTATCGTGGTCGTTATGACCAGATGGGCGAAGTCGGACTTAACAGGCAGGATACTAAAGACCGCTGGCGAACTAGGAAAAGAAGATCAGTGGGAAGTCATTGAACTTCCGGCGATCATGCCTTCGGGTAAACCCCTATGGCCTGAGTTTTGGTCGCTGGAGGAACTGTCTGCTCTAAGAGAAGAACTCCCACCGGGTAAGTGGAACGCTCAGTACCAACAGAATCCAACCGCCGAAGAAGGAGCTATTGTCAAAAGAGAGTGGTGGAAGATTTGGGAGAAGGAAAAGCCTCCTTCATGTGAGTTCATCATCCAGTCTTGGGACACCGCTTTTACTAAGGGCGAGCGAAACGACTACTCCGCGTGTACTACGTGGGGTGTGTTCCACATGAACGAGGACGAGAATGACGTCAACATCATCTTGTTGGACTGCTTTCAGAAGCGGATGGAGTTTCCAGAACTGAAAGAAAAGGCACTGGCTCACTATAGAGAGTGGGAGCCTGACTCGTTTATCGTGGAAGCTAAAGCTGCAGGTGCTCCGCTGATTTTTGAACTGCGGGCGATGGGCATTCCGGTGTCTGAATACACCCCAAGTAGAGGGAACGACAAGTTTGTCCGTATCAATTCTGTGGCAGACCTGTTCCAATCGGGTAAAGTCTGGGCTCCAGACACCCGGTGGGCTAGAGAACTCATCGAAAACATGGCCGCTTTCCCGAACGCGCCCCACGACGACGATGTCGATAGTGCCGTACAAGCGTTGATCCGCTTCAGGCAGGGTGGTTTCCTGCGTTTACAGACAGACGAACAGGACGAAATGCGGTCTTTCAAGCGCAAAGTAGCGTTTTACTGAGGATTACAGATGGCAACGAACTTTTCTCCCGAAATGATGCCCCTTGACATGGGTGTTATGACCGAAGAACCGGCTCTGGAGATCGAAATTGAAGACCCTGAGAGCGTAAAAATTGGGATTGACGGGGTTGAAATTGAACTGATGCCAGAACCCGAGACTGCGGACACATTCGACGCAAATCTTGCGGAGTACATGGACGAAGGGGGGCTTCAATCCCTGGCTTCTGAGCTTGTTTCCCTCGTAGATGCGGACATCAACAGTCGCAAAGACTGGACAGATATGTTTGTCAAGGGCCTAGAGGTTCTTGGGATGAAGTACGAAGAGCGTACTGAGCCGTGGAACGGGGCTTGTGGGGTGTATTCACCTCTTTTGACCGAAGCCGCGATCAGGTTTCAGTCGGAAATGATCACTGAAACCTTCCCGGCTCAAGGCCCGGTAAAAACGCAGATTATCGGGGCGATTGACCGGCTAAAAGAAGAGGCGGCAGAGCGAGTTCGTGACGACATGAACTACATGCTGACCGAGCGGATGATTGACTACAGGTCCGAGCATGAGCGGCTGCTGTACTCATTGGGACTTGCTGGGTCGGCTTTCAAGAAGATCTACCCAAATCCAAGTACGGAACTCCCTGCGGCCCCGTTTGTCCCGGCTGAAGACCTTATCATGCCGTATGGGGCGTCAAACGTATATACAGCAGAGCGTGTGACCCATGTCATGCGCAAAACTGAGAACGAGATCAAGAAACTACAGGTAGCAAAGTTCTACAGGGACGTAGAACTGGGTGAACCATTACGTTTCTTCACTGACATTGAGAAGAAAAAAGCCGAGGAGCAAGGGTATACCCTTACAGATGATGATCGGTATCAGGTATTGGAAATCCACGTAGACTGGGACATGCCGGGGTACGAAGATGAAGTTCCTTTGCCGTATGTGGTCACGGTTGAGCGGGGGACTCAAACGGTTCTGGCGATCCGACGAAACTGGGAAGAAGACGACGATAAGAAACTCAAGCGCCAGCACTTCGTCCAGTACACGTACATTCCTGGATTCGGGGCTTATGGCCTTGGCTACATCCATCTCATCGGAGGATACGCAAGAGCCGGAACCTCCATCATCCGTCAGTTGGTGGATGCTGGAACCCTTTCAAACCTGCCCGGTGGTTTGAAGTCTCGCGGGCTTCGGATCAAGGGCGACGACACTCCGATTGCTCCGGGCGAGTTTAGGGATGTGGACATTCCTTCGGGGAGTGTGCGTGACAACATCATGCCGCTTCCTTACAAGGAGCCGAGCCAAGTTTTGTCGATGCTGCTTGAGCGCATCACAGAAGAAGGCCGACGCCTTGCGGCTATCGCAGATCTAAAGGTCAGCGATATGTCGGCCCAGGCTCCGGTGGGAACCACGCTGGCAATTTTAGAGCGGCAACTCAAGACCATGAGTGCCGTTCAGGCGCGGGTTCATGCCTCGCTGCGGATGGAGTTCAAACTCCTGAAGGGAATCATCCGTGATTTCCTGCCGACCTCTTACCCGTACACCCCGGAAGGTGGGGATCGGTCGGTCAAGCAGGCTGACTACGATGTAGTGGAGGTAATTCCTGTCAGCGATCCAAACGCCGCCACGATGGCGCAGCGGATCATGCAGTACCAAGCCGCTCTTCAGTTGGCTCAAGGCGCCCCTCAAATCTATGACCTGCCCAACCTGCACCGGCAGATGTTGGAAGTTCTTGGCATCAAGAACGCAGAGAAGTTGGTCCCCGTCGAGGAAGATCAGAAGCCTCAAGACCCGGTGACGGAAAACATGAATGTTTTGAGAGGCAAGCCTATCAAGGCGTTTGCTTATCAAGACCATGAAGCTCACATGATGACGCACCAGTCGTTTAGGCAAGACCCAAAGGTTATGGCAACACTTGGACAGAATCCTATGGCGCAAGGAATGATGGCCGCACTTATGGCGCATGAAGCAGAACATGCAGCATTTGCATACCGGGCGCAGGTTGAGATGGCTTTGGGTGTGCCCCTTCCTACGCTGGATGGAAACAACGAGGCACCTATTGCACCTGAAGATGAGAAGGCGCTGGCTCCGCTGATTGCCGCTGCCGCTCAGAGGACGATGGTGCAGAACCAAGCAATGG